GCTCCTACGATGTATTTTAGATATATAGAGAGTCCTGATGGAGTATATAACTATCCTTTATTTACTACAGCAGAAGAGGCTGAGTACTATGACGAAATAGTAAATGGGTTAACAGCAGGAGCAGGTAGTAGTCACACGCATACTTACGCAGATGACCCTACCAATACTACGTGGTACATGCCTGAAGCTACTCACGATGTATCTACTTACCAACACAATTCGGCACCTGATGGAACTGAGACCTTTAGTGGTAATTCTGTTGCATACACAGAAATAACTAGTTTAACTAACGCAGACTTAACGCCTCCTCAGTTTAGTAGTTCTGATTATACCTATCAAGAAGGTACTAGCGTAAACTTACAAGTAACTCCCGCAGGTGCATCTTGGACTACAAGTGTATCTATTACACCTAGTGGAAGTGGATTGGTATATGATGGTTATAGTGTTATTCAAGGTACTTTAGCTGATGTATCTACAGATACTATCTATACTGTGAATGTAACAAGAGCTAACTCTTACGGTTCTAATATAGGTACTTTTGAGATACAAACTACTGATGTTGCTCCTGTACAAACTAATGATACTCTTTGGAGTAAAGCTTTAGATTTTAATGGCTCTAGTGAACATTTAAAACAAGTTAGTAGTAGTTTATTTATTAATCCATTACAGATGGGAGGGCTAGCTAATACGGTTGACTTAGGTACTACTTCGCAAGGTGATACGTCTAATAACACATCTGCTAGACCTTGGGCAACAGCAGTTGTATTTAAAGCAGATAGGAACAATAGTAACCAAATGATTTGGAACCAAGGTGAAGGCTCTTTAAGTGGTAACGACAACATCTACTTGAGACTGTCTGCTGCAGGCAGCCTATTCTTTGGGTGGGGTCGCGAAGGTAGTGGGTACAATGAGTGTAGAATTGCTAATCAATCTATTTCATCTTCTAACTGGTACGGTGTTTCTATTGCTCATAATGGAGTAAGATTAGGAGGCAATAACGCCACTGCATCTAACTTAGCTGATTGTTTCGACATTAGATTAATGAGTAGTGCTGATTCATTTAACGCTGTAGGTAATAATCTATCTACTTCAAGCAACTGGACAAGCAGTGGAAACAGAATGGATAGAACTATTGCAGGAGACTTTACCATTGGTGGAAGAGGAAGTGGGAAGAGTTTTCACGGTAAGATAGCTAGTATGGTCGTAACTCCATTACTTCAAGGTGGCTACAGTAGTGCTCAAATGCCTGAGGGGACTATGGTTGGTGAAGATGAAGCAAAACTAATGATAACAGATCCTGTTAAGTGGGTAGCTAATTATAAGACTAGATTAGGCTCAGGAAACCCTAATGGTTTATTTAGGAAATCAGCTGAAAGATTTGCTACTAATTACTTCACATTTGGAGGAGGTTATCAGTATGTTACTGTATGGTTAATGGGAGATGGTACTAGCGATTCTTATTCTAATGGAGTGAGGAACTATATTAATCCTTCAGACCAAAACTACGTTAAGCTACAGCTAAATAGTATGGTATCTAATGATATTGAAACAGTAACTATAAACGGATTAACATAATGAAAGCATGGTATTGCAAGTGTAAAAATACTTACACAACGGAAAACTGTAAATGTAAGGATAGCTATAGTGCTATCCTACATGGCATAGGTTCTTTAACAGGACAGGGGTCTTCTACAGTGACAAACACGAGTACATCAACAACTAAGAGTACGGAATCAACTGATTATCAGCTATAATTAAAACAGGCGATTCTATATTCGTTATACTAATATTAAAACTTTAAATTTATGAAAGCAACAGAATTATTAGAGAAACTACAAAACGTTTTTCTATCATCTCAAGAAGAAACAACTGAGGTTGAGCTTACAGAAGAAGTAGTAGAAGAAGTAGCTGTAGAAGCTGCTCCTGAAGCAACTGAAGAAGTAGAGCTTACTGAGGAAGTATCTGAAGAGGTACAAGAGGAATTGTCTGAAGTAACAGAAGAGGTTATCGAAGCAACTGAAGAGGTTGAGTTATCTGAAGAGGTAACTGAAGAAGCATCTGAAGAAGTAGAGTTAGCTGAAGAAGTATCTGAGGAAGAGCCTAAAGAAGAAGTACAAGCTGCACCTGCATACGTTACTGCAGAGGAGTTTAGTTCTCTTAAAAGTGAAATGATGACTATGATTGAGTCGTTATTAAAAGATAAGCAAGAGGCTTATAAAGAAATGCCAGCTCAATTATCAGAGCAGGTTGAATTATCTGAAGAGGTAGAAGAAATTGCTCACTCTCCAGAACAAGAAGTCGAAGCTAAGTCTAGTAACTTGTACTCTCAAGGTAGAGCAGCAACTACACAGGACAGAGTTTTCGCAAAACTATTTAAATAAGAATATTAATTAATTAATTTAAACACGCTAAAAATGGCAACAACAACTTCAATTACAACTAGCTATGCTGGAGAAAAACTACAAGGTTTTATCTCTGCTGCTTTGCTTTCTGCTAACACTATCGAAAAAGGTGGGGTTACAGTAAAACCGAATGTAAAATTCAAACAAGTAATCAAGAAACTTTCAACTAACGATTTAGTAGCTGACGGAACTTGTGATTTCGATGCAACTTCTACAGTAACTCTTACTGAGCGTTACTTAGAGCCTAAAGAATTTCAAGTAAACCTACAACTCTGTAAGCAAGACTTCAGAGACGATTGGGATGCTATCTCTATGGGAATGAGCGCACACGACTCTATTCCTCCAGCTTTTTCTGACTACCTTTTAGGACACGTAGTATCTAAAGTAGCTGAGAAGATCGAGAACACTATCTTTGGTGGTGACGATTCTGTTGCTGGTGAATTTGACGGACTTATCGCTTTAGCTGCTGCTGATGCTGATGTAGTAGATGTAGCTGGTACAACTATCGATGCAACTAACGTTATCGCTGAATTAGGTAAAGTAGTAGATGCTATTCCAACTACTGTTTACGGACAAGAAGATTTATCTGTATATATCTCTCCTTCAACTGCTCGTGCTTACATTAGAGCTCAAGCTGCTTTAGGATATAAAGATTTATACCACGTAGGACAGACTGCTCTTGATTTCGAAGGAGTTAAATTGTTTGTATCTAACGGTATGCCAGCAGACAAAATGATCGCTGCACAATCTAGCAACCTTATGTATGGTACTGGATTATTAAATGACAAGAATGTAGCTAAAGTTATCGACATGGCTGACATCGATGGTTCACAGAATGTACGTATCGTTTTACGTTACACAGCTACTGTAAACTTTGGTATCGGATCTGAGATCGTTCTTTACTCTGCATAATCAACTTTAATAGGGGAGGGTAAAACCTCCCTTATATTAATATTATAATAACTTTAAAAAACTAAAACTATGGCTTGTGATTTTACTGGTGGTAGACTAGAAGCTTGTAAAGAAAGCGTTGGTGGATTGAGAAACTTATATATTGCAAACTTCAACTCTGCAATGTACGATGGTTTAACTCTTGGTACTGACGATGAAATTACAGGATTAGGTTCTGCTATTACTACATACAAATTTGAGTTAAGAGGTGAAAACAATTCTTTTGAAGAGACTAACGAAAACTCAAGAGACAACGGAACTTCTTTCTGGACTCAATCAGGTACTATCTCACTTAAGGTGCAAGATGCTGCCTCACAAAAACAATTGAAACTTCTTTCTTACGGAAGACCACATGTAATCATTGAAGATTATAACGGTAATTTCCGTATTGCAGGAGCGCAAAACGGTGTTGAATTTTCTGTTTCTACTTCTACAGGAGCAGCAATGGGAGATTTAAACGGATACAACATTACATTTGAAGGTAAAGAATTAGCTCCTTCATCTTTTATAGACCCTGCTCTAATTGGAGATGCGGCTGGTTTTGTTGTTGATGCTGCTATTATGAACGCATAATAACATACAACACTTTAATATTGAGAGGGGTACAGAAATGTACCTCTTTTTTTATGCAGAATACTTAAGGAACGATTAACTAAAATTATCGTTATACATATATGAATATATTAGACATAAATGATTTACCAATACTAACTATGCAGATCTCTGGAAGAGAAGGTGTGCCAACTAGTGCGTTGGTAGTAAATCAAGAGCAGAAAAACAGTATAGTAGCAACAGACATAAGCTACATTAAAGATGATAAGTCAATTATAACAATTACAGATACTGATTTTATTGAATCTATAGAGGAGAGTACAACTCTATCTGTTGTTATATATAGTGACTCTATTCCATTATATAGGGATATAGTTAAGTTTACAGGTGAGTTAGGCTCTGAAGAGTCTTATTCTCAATATGATACATCAAATGAATATTATATTTACGAAGACAACGACTAATTATATCGTTATAAACTTATAGATAAAAGAATTATGGAAAGTAAAAATGTAAGAGTAGTTAATCTGTCTGGTTACCAAACACCTATTGTAAAGGAAGTACACAATAGAGACTGGGTAGAATACGGAGATAACAACGACTACTTCAAAAAACTAATAGATAACTATCTAGGTTCACCAACTAACTCAAGATGTATTAACGGTATTGTTGATATGGTTGCTGGTAGAGGATTAGAGGCAACTAATAGAGATGAGAATCCAGAAGGATACTTGAAGATGAAAATGCTATTACCTAAGAAGCAGATCAAAAGAGTTGCGCATGATTATAAAATGTTAGGTCAGGCTGCTATTCAGGTTTCTTATAATAGATCAAAGACAAAGATACTAAAGGTATCTCACTTCCCTATGGAGACCCTTAGAGCTGAGAAAGCTGGTAAAGATGGATGTATTGATGCTTATTACTATCACCCTAAATGGAGTGAGTTAAAGGCTACTGATAGACCTAAAAGAATACCTACTTACGGTAACGGAAGTAAAGGTCAAAGAAACGAGCTATATATTATTAAGCCTTATAGAAGTGGGTTCTATTACTATGCACCTGTAGATTATAACGGATGTTTACAGTACTGCTCTCTCGAAGAGGAGGTGTCGAATTATCACATAAACAATATTAAGAATGGATTACAACCGTCTTTATTAATTAACTTTAATAACGGTACTCCACCAGAAGAAACTCAAGCTGCTTTGGAGCGTAAGATATACGATAAGTTTTCAGGTAGTTCAAATGCTGGTAAGTTTATTATTGCATTTAACGAGTCACAAGAAACTAAGGCAGACATAGAGCCTATACATTTACCAGATGCTCATGCACAGTATCAATTCATGAGTGATGAAGCTACACAAAAGATTATGTTAGGTCATGGTATTGTATCTCCTATATTATTAGGTATTAAAGATAATACAGGCTTCGGTAACAATGCAGAGGAATTAAGAACTGCTGCTGTGCTTATGGATAACGTAATTATTAGACCTATACAAGATGAGATTATAGAGGCTCTTACTGAGATACTTTTGTTTAATGAGATAGTATTAGATTTATACTTTGTAACATTACAACCTATCGAATTTACTGAGTTAGAGAATATATCTACTAAAGTAAAAAGAGAAGAGGAAACTGGAGAGAAGCTAAGTTCACAAGTTGAGCTTAGCGAGACTCCTGAATTAGATGATATAGAAGTATCATTAGAGGAAGTTAAACCAATAGACGAGGAGGAATAAGATGGCAAAGAAAGCATTATTTATAAGCGTATCTGACTTAAAGAAAAAATCTTTAATAGACGGCAATGTAGATTCTAGTAAGATAGTTTTCTATATTGAGGTTGCTCAGGATATTCACATACAAAACTACCTAGGAGGTAAGTTATACAAGAAGATACAAAACATTATAGTTGATGGAACTATAGGGGATGTAGAGAACGAGGATTATAAGGACTTGTTAGAGACTTATGTTAAGCCTATGTTAGTTTGGTACTCACAAGCTACGATACTTCCTTACAGTGCCTTTGCATTGAGAAATGGAGGGTTGCAGAAACATGTGTCTGAAAACTCTGAGTCAGCTACACACGATGAGATAACATATTTGGCTCAAAGAATGAACGATACTGCTGAGTTCTACACAAAAAGGTTTTTAGATTACATGTGTTTAAACAGTAACAAGTTCCCAGAATATAGTCAAAACAGCTCAGAGGATATGTACCCTGATAAAGATGTTAACTACACTGGAGGTTGGTATATATAACGTTATGAGCTTAAAAAAGAAAATAGGTATATATAAGCCTAAAGAAATTAATATAATTAAGTTAAAGGAATATTTAAAAAAGAAAGAAAATGAAGCAGCCTTCAGCAGTATTTATAGCTCACGCAGATAAACTACAAAATATTAAAGGTTTAGTTGGTGGTTCAGTTCAATACCGAAGAAATTCGGTAGGGTTCTCTATAAAAAAAGATGGTCTATTAGATTCACAACCAGTTGACTACCCTAGAACAATCAACAGAGGTGGATACATTTCATATATCAGCGAGGGAACTGATGAGAATATATATAAGTATAGTAGTGATTTTTCTAACCCTGTTCACACTAGGACAGGAACTGTCTCGTTTATCTATGAAGATTCTGTAGCTCCAAACGGAAAACTAGAGGCTACTGTATTAAGACCTACTAATGAAGCCTCTGTATCGAAATACACACAGCAAAACTCAACTCCTAACTCATCTGGAGAACATACGTTTTCTATGTATCTAAAGTCAGACGGAATAGAGGAGGTTAGTTTAAGAATATCTCTACAGGCAAGTCCTTATACCACATTTGCTGTTAGAAGGTTTAACTTAGTAGAGGGTACTATTGTTTCAGGTGTAAGTGGTGAAGGTGATATTGAATACGCAGGTAATGGGTGGTATAGAGTTAGTGTAACTGCTGATAACCTAACTCAGGCTTCACATAGCTTTAGAGTAGAGCTACCTACGACTGGAACTAATTTAATTGATGGTGTTTTACTATGGGGGGGTCAAGTAGAAAAGGGTGGTAGAGCTACCTCGTTAATACCAACAACTTCTGTTGCTGAAACGAGAGACTCAGACTACTTCAGTGCAAGTGTACATGACGATGAAATCAGAACTCACATTACATCTTACTTTAACTTAAAGTTAGATAATACAGGTGATAATAACTCTATGTTTACGTTTAAGGATGTCTCTGGAGATAATTACATTCGAGTTAGATCGCAGACTAACGGAACATATATAGGTGTAGAGGTTAAAATGGATGGAGAGTTATTTGATGATGCAATATATGTAGGTAATTACGATCAAGATATTAAAACTGCTTTTTCAATATCAGACGGAACATTAAGAGTGTCTGTAAATGGAGAAATAGAATCTACTAATACCTTTTCAAAGCTATCGTTTAGCTCTGGATTGAGTTCTGTAATAAATTCAAACTTATCTGCTTCAGATGATTCAACTAGATTTAAAGGATTAATAAACGAAATAATGATATTCCCTATGTCGTTATCCGATGCTGAAATGAACTTTATAACAGGTAGATAAAATAAAGCAACGCTTAAATGTTTACTCGTTATAAAAGTATAATTAAGAGAAGAATGGATTGGAAGTCTACATTTATAGTAAATACAGCAACAATAGGATTAACATTCACTGGAATAAGTGAGAGCGTAAAGATAGGGGCTATGCTTGTAGGTATAGTGTGGACTATTATACAGATAGTAAATGGAGTAAACCAATTCACAGACAGGAGAAATAGATTGAGGAGCATAAAGAAAGCTAGAAAGAAAAAGAAAAATGACAAAAAACTTTAGTATTAGCGAATTTCAGTGTAAATGTGGATGCAAAATGCCAGATGACGTAATTGAAAACGTTAAAGATTTAGCTGAAAACCTACAGATAGTTAGAGACATACTAGATGAACCAATAAGAATAAGTAGTGCTTACAGGTGTGAAGCTCACAATAAGGATATTGGAGGAGTTTCAAATTCACAACATATTTTAGGTAAAGCTAGTGACTTGGTTATGAAAGATTTAACTCCAGATAAACTATATACAGCATTAGATAGATTAATGGATGGCAAGTTTATATCTCAGGGAGGACTCGGTAAGTACAATACATTTACACATTACGATATAAGAGGGCACGAGGCTCGATGGTAGAACGTTTAATATAAGGGGGTATGTTTAATATAAGGGGGTTGTTTTTAGTTTTATTTACAATAGCTATGTTTAGCTCATGTAAAGAGTATGAGTATATTGTAGATGAGCCTTTAAAGCCTTTTGTAGATGAATACCTCGACATATTAAAGCAAAACAAAATAAGATTCAGAAAGAGAGACTTTAAGGTTGTGTTAAGTGATGCTCTTATAGGCACTCCTTTTGCTGGTTATGCAGATGGTATGTTTGATAGTAGCAGAGTATATGTTCTCGTTCATCCTTTGTACTGGAACTCACTAAGTAATAAACAAAAGAAAATATTAATATTTCACGAACTTAGTCACGATCT